ACCCACACCGCCCTCAAAATAAGGGATTGCACCATATCCCGCACCGTAGCCGATAATAGAACCGTTTGAGCGTCCACAGCTTGCCGTTTTACTCTCGTCACTCTCACCAGCGGCGAGGGCGTTTTCTTTGTAGGTGTAAAGAAGCTGTAAAACGCTGTCGCACTGGTTCAGAGCTTCGGCAACTGCCGCCGATTCTTTATCATAGCCGCAACCGCTCGCCGTTCCTGTAAATGTTCCGGCGTTGCTCATTGCTTCGGCGTGTGGATTGTAGCCCCATGTGCGAGAGCGCACCCAATCAATCGAAATAGACAGGTAGGAAAGAGCCGGGGCGGCGGCTACTCTGTCGAGCTGTGCAAGCTGTGCGGCGGTTTTCTTGTCAATCTCTCGGAAAGCTCGAGCCGTTGCAAATTCAACCGCCTTTTCTCGGGTGATTCTGCCGTTTTTGTACTGCTCCCAACGTGTGGCGGTGCTGTACTGCTGTAAACCTCTATCGAGGTCTCCGTGGTGTTCTGCCGCCCATGTTGGCATATATCCATTAAGGATATAAAAAGCGGTGTTGTTCTTGCGGCTCTCGCTGTCGGTGATTACTTCGTTCTTAATGTTTTTGTACTCGGTCATGGTGTTGTCCTCCTCGTTCTGTTCTTCCTGTTCTTTTATAGGTGTTTCTACTTCTATAATGGGTTTACCTCTGCGGCGTGCTTCCTCTACTTCGTACTCCTCGCACTCTCTAACACTGACCCATTCATATTTTGAATAATGAGCTTCTACCGCTTCGGCGGTTTCGGCGTGAGCGATGTTAGAGCAGTAAACCGTTTCAGAATACTTGAAAGAAACTGCAAAATATTTTTTCATGGTGCTACCTCCTATATAATCCGTTCTGTGTTGTTTGTGTTTTCGTTTTGCTATGGTTTCATTCTACACTATAACGCAACGAATGTCAACACCATTTCAAATATTTTTATTCGCTTTAGTTTCTTTCGTTGCATTATAATGTAGAAAACGCTTGCTTTCTGTTTCTCGATTCAGTATAATAGAATCAGTAATTCTGAAAACACGAATTGGAGGTAACTTTTATGGAAAATATCCGAAATGAAATCAAATCTTATATTGCGGCTTCCGGCTGGTCTTTGGTCGATATAGTCGCAAGGATGAACGAAAGTCGCTCGGAATCCGAGCAGACCACACCACAGAACATTTCCAACAAATTGACCCGGGGAACAATAAAATACAGCGAAGTGAAGGAAATCGCTGAAATTATCGGTTTCAAAGTCGTTTGGGAAAAACAGGCATAGTCGGAGGAGTAACCCATGAAAAAACATATAGTCGCAAAGTCGAAAGTCGCTCTGATAGTCGCTTGCTTCGTATCACTTGCTGTATCGTTGACAGCCTGTGGCGGCGAAAAGGAGCTAACCAACAGCGCAGAGTACGAGGGCAGTTCCATTGAACTGACAGGCAGTGAAGTTGAGACCACCGAAACCGGGAAAGAGGTCTTGAGAGTATCAGCCTCTTACACCAACAGTAATTCCGAACCGCAATATGCGTTATCTGCGTTTGCTGTAAAGGCGTTTCAGAATGATACCGAAATCAACGACCTGTCGGACATAAACGGTAGTGAAGCGGCTCTCATTCAAGAGGTCAAAAACGGAAAGTCGCTATCTATCAGCTATGTTTTTGAACTTACCGATGAATCCCCGGTGGAAGTCTTTGTATGTACCCCGACAGCCAGCGAAGAACATATTGCAAAAGCTGTGTATCTTGATACAGAGCAATCCTCGAGTGAGAAAACCAACTGATAGACAGAAAGCCCCACCCTATACTGAACAGAACCAGTAAAACAGGACAATAGACAAAATCCCCCCTGATGTAGGATAATA